GTCGGCGAGCACAAGGTTCAATGGGTGGGCTACGATCCCTACAACGCGAGCGGGCTGGCCCAACAGCTCGAGGCGGATGGGCTCAAACTGAAGCGAGTGCCCCAGTCGTTCTACTACATGGCAGAGCCGACCAAGCGATGGGAAGCTGCGGTTGTGAATCACAAGCTCCGCCACGACTCTAATCCCATCCTGACCTGGGCGATGTCTAACTGCGTGGTCGAGTTGGACAGCAACTCCAATCCACGGCCCAGCAAGCGACGCAGCAGCGAGAAGATCGACCCGGTTGTGGCCGGGATCGTGGCCCTAGCGGTGGCAATCGATGCCGCGCCGACGGTAACCTCCACGCCATACACCGAGAGAGGAATCCTGTGGCTCTAACCGACTGGCTCCCCTTCCTGCGTCGGCCCGCTCCTGTACTCGAGGAGCGTGCAGTTGTAGACCGCACCCCGATTGGTATGCCGCCCGGCGGCGCGCAGGCCTACATCAGCAACTACGCCGACACTGGTCGATCGATCACGCCGGAACAAGCGCGTGAGTCGCCGACCGTCTATGCCTGCATCCGACTGATCAGCTCCAACGTGAGCCGGATGGAATGGCGCGTCAGCCGGCGCATCGATGGCTATTCGACACCGGACAAGGAGCACCCGCTCTATCGGCTGCTGAACATCGAACCGAACCCGCTGATGGGCGGGATGATCTGGCGTGAGTCCATGCTGCTGGACGCTCTGCTTTATGGCAATGCCTACGCCTACATCGAGCGCGATGGGATGGGCAACGTCATCGGGCTGCACAAGTTGCGTGCTGATGCCGTCGAAGTGAGTCGCGGTCAGGATGGATTCCCCATCTACACCGTGATGAACTCGTTCAACAATCGACTCGGCACGGTCTACCAAGGCTTCGACATCTTCCATCTGCGCGCACCTAGCCTGGACGGTCTGCTGGGCGAGACCCCGATTTACCTTGTGCGGAACATCATCGGCGTCGAACTCGAGGCCGAGAAGTTCGTCGCGAGCTTCTTCCGCAACGGCGCACGGCCGGCCGGCATCATCAAGGTAGCCGGAACCCTCACGGAGGAGGCGCTCAAGCGCCTGCGAACCTCGTGGCAGGCGATCACGGGCGGGGCCGAGAACGCAGGTCGCGTCGCGATCCTCGAGAGCGGCTACGAGTGGCAGGGCGTGAGCGTGAACCCGGAGGAAGCCAAGCTCGTTGAACTGCGATCGTTCACGCGCTCGCAAATCGCCGCGGCCTTCAACGTGCCCGAGCACATGGTTGGCGGATCTGGCGGTGGCTTTGCATCGACCGAGCAGGGCAACGCCGAGTTCGTGAAGCACTGCCTCGGGAACTGGGCTAGTCGGCTCGAGGAGGAATGCGCACGCAAGTTGGTTCGCAAGGGCGATCCCATCGAAACTCGCATTTCGTTCGATTCTCTCGTGCGCGGCGACATGGGCGCTCGGTTCAGCGCCTACAGCGTCGCACTCAACAACGGGTTTATGACGATCAACGAGGCTCGGGAACGCGAAGGACTCCAGCGCATCGACGGCGGCGACATGGCTCGTGCTCCAGTCAATCTCGCCGTAGTCGACCCGAACATCACCCAGCCCGGGGATGCAATCAACCAGCAGTTGATGCCACCGCCTGCGCCGGCTGCATTGCCAGGCGGGACTCCGGCGCAGATGCAGGGCGGGACCAAGATCCCGCAGGTTCCCGGCTCGGCGATCTTGCCGCCGGAGAAGCCGAAGCCTGAAGCGATGCAGATGGCATCGGCGGATGGCGGTTTCGACGATGCAACTCAAGGGTGCATCAATGCGAAGATCCCGAAGCTCATCGAAGAGGGATACCCGCAGGATCAGGCCGTCGCCATTGCAATTTCAATGTGCAGCGAAAAGAACTGCGCCGATGATCCAGATTGCGATTGCGAGACGGAGAAGCGCGACTGTGGGACTGGTGCCGGCGGTTTCAAGCCTGGCAACGATTGTGCCCGCGGAGGAGGCGGAGGATCCGATCGCGCGTCGCTGATGAAGGAGATCACGAACTTCGACTTCCAGTTGAAGGAGGAGAAGGCAAGGCCGAATCCTGATCGTGCGTTGATCAGGGATATCGAGTCGGAGCTGAAGGCTGCTAGCGATGAACTGAAGCGCATCGATTCGGCGGATAGCGCCAAGAAGGCACGCGCCAACGAACTTGCTGCGAAGGCTAGACGGCGACCGCCGAAGGCCAGCAAGACTATCCAGATGGGCGATCTTCCCATCAGCAGACTGGGCAAGGGTGCCAAGGGGAAGCGTCGTGGCAAGTGAGGACGGGTTCAAGCCGACCGCTGGGATGATCGAAGAGGCCAAGCGCGGGCTAGCCTGGCGGCAGAAGTACGACCGTGGCGGCACACTGGTGGGTGTCGCCCGGGCGCGTGACATCGTCAACGGCAAGAGACTATCGGCTGACACCGTTCGCCGGATGGCCTCGTTCTTTGCTCGGCACGAGGTCGACAAGCAGGGCAAGGGCTTCACCCCGGGACAAAACTTTCCCTCGCCCGGCCGGATCGCCTGGGCTCTCTGGGGTGGGGATGCCGGGGCAGCCTGGTCGAAGCAGATCGCCGAACGGCTCGCCAAGCGTGGCAACGTTGCCACCATGCTCGAGCTGCGCTATCGCGGCTTCTGCATCAGGCGTGCGCTGCTCGAGTCGAGGAACTGTGGCACTGGTGCCGGCGGGTTCCAGCCGGGCAACAATTGCGCCGGCGGAGGCGGAGATGATGGGGCTCGACCCATGCGGGATCGTCGGGTGCGTGGACTGTATGACCACAGTCCCGGGGAGCCTAGAATGAGCCGCCACAAGGCCAAGGAGGGCAAGGATGCTCGAGACGCTCAAGGCCGCGAATACCCTTCTACGGTCGACACGCTCGCCGACCGTCAGGCTTGGGATGATGACATTCAGGACGCTGAACTTAACCCCGGCTACGACCCGCAGGATGTAGTCGACGATGTCATCGTCGAGCGGTTCGGGGATGTGGATATCGAGGCTGGATTCAGCAATGGCAAGTTCATAAGCCAAGGAGCTAATCCAGCACTCCAAGAATGGATGGACAAGAAGGGGTTCAAGGGTCCGCCGGCGAAAGCAATGGAAGAGATCGTGCGGATGGCCGAGGCAGAAGCCTGGGAACGCATCAAGAAGGACGCTCGTGATATTGCCGCTAGGAGGCTGCGTGCACGCACTTACCGGCGGCCTCTTGGCTGACAAACGGAAGCAAAAAACGAAACGAGAAGGAAACCCGATTATGTACACTCCCGGCATGATGCGTCACGCGATTGAAGAACTCCGCAACTTGGGCTACACGGCCGAGCAGGCCCGTTTCATCATCCGCAACTGCGGCACTGGTTCTGGCGGTTTCTCGGAAGGCAACGACTGCGCCAAGGGCAAGGCCGGCAAGGACGGGGACGGCGATGGCGAGTTCGAGGGCGACAAGGGCGGCGGCGGAGGCAAGGGCGGCAAGCCACGGCAGACGGAAGGAACGTCGGAAGAGGTTAGTGGTGAGAGGGCTGAAATTCAGAAAATACTCGATGATGCCCCACGCGCTCGCGAGGTCCAAAAGCAGATCAAAGAGAGCAAGAACAAGATCAAGAACCTTCGCAGGTCGTACAAGAAGAACCCTGATCCGGATAAGGTCAGAGAAGAAAAGGCCGAAATCAAGAAGCTCTTCGCTCTTGAAGCCGAAGCAGAGGGTCTCCCGTCTGAATACGATATTGAGTACGCGATGGACTGGGAGGAAGAACCAGCACCCACCGGCGATGAGGAGTTGGGAAAGCCGCTTGAGCCGTTATTTACCGATGACGAGTTAGCGGCTGCCGATAAGGCAAACGCCAAAGAGCAGGAGGCTATCCTAAAGCAAATCCGCAAGGATGCCCCACGCGCTCTCGAGGTCCAAAAGGGGATCGAAGAGACCAAGAAGAAGATCAAGAACCTTCGCAGGTCGTACAAGAAGAAACCTGATCAGGTTAAGGTCGAAGAGGAAAAGGCCGAAATCAAGAAGCTCCTCGCTCTTGAAGCCGAAGCAGAGGGTCTCCCGGATATTAACGACTTGGTAGAAGCGGGCGTGAAGGTTGAAGAAGAGAAACCGGCACGGCCAAAGTCACGGCGGCAGAGTGGCAAGCCACGCAAGAAGCGTTCATTCTCGCATCGTTTGATGGAACTTCGGAAGGCCGGATTGCCCATCAGCGTGGCGATCCGTATGTCTCGAGAGGACGGCGATGATTGAGATCCGATCCAAGGGCGTAATCAAGGCTGACAAAGGTCAGATCATGCGTGGCTACGCATCGACCTTCGACACGCCCTACCCCATCGGTCACGCCCAGGAAATCATCACTCGTGGCGCATTCGGTCGAACGCTGACCGAAAAGCCCGACGTGGTCGCGCTGGTCAATCACGACCAGTCGATGCCAATTGCCCGCACGACCAATGGATCGCTCGAACTCGAGGAGGATGAGCGCGGGCTTGCCGTTCGCATCAACCCAATCGACACCTCCTACGCCAAGGATCTGATGATCGCGGTGCGATCTGGCGTGGTCAATTCCATGTCGTTCGGGTTCGTGGTGAAGGATGATGCCTACGAGAACCGCAACGGCCAGATGTACCGCATGGTCAAGGATCTCGACCTGGTCGAGGTGAGCGTCGTGACCATCCCGGCTAATCCGGCAGCTACCCTGCGGGTCGACACGCGGTCATTCGACATTTGGCAGGCGGCACAGGCACCACGGCGAGTGATCCGGCGGGTCTTCCGCATTGTGCCGCCTCGTTGACGAGACCGACAGCAAACGGAGAAGATACGACGATGGACTTCAAGCAGGCACACCGCGAAGCGTTCTACCGATACCTCCTTCAGGGCGCGCGTCGCATTTCGTCTGATGATGCCAAGTTGCTGGCTGAAAAGCGAGGTGTCACGGAGTCCGGCACCTCGATTGCCCCGGACTCGTGGGCAGACATCATCGGCGATGGATTCGACACGAATTACCTGCTGTCCAAGTGCACGGTAGTCAAGGTCACGGGCAACAAGCTCAACGTGACTGGCTATTCGGAGAGCGACGAAACCCAGAATCGGATCACCTACAACGAGGAAACGACGCGCGTCGACTTGGCATCGGCAGCGTTCAGCCTGCCTCGATTTACGATCAGTGGAGAGTCCCCAGCCGGCTATTCCTACAACTATGAGAGCATCGCCATTCCGCTGAAGGAAGTCGGTGTCAATGTCGTGGTATCAAAGGAACTGATCGAGGAGTCAGCC